AGGTCTGCGTATGAATAGCCACAGATGCAGTGCGACCAGACACAATCATGCCGGTGTCGGGATCAATCGATTGACCAATGTCATTGGTGAACCCGTACAACGGGTTATCAGGGTCATCACCATATGTAACGCCATCAGGGTCTGTGACGATGATGGGCCAACGAAAGCCGCCCGTATCACCGCTGAGAATGTACGCATTGTCAGCCTTAGCGGTTTCACGCAGCCCCATGGGTCACCTAGTTTTTGATAATTTTTTGCTTGCTGACGAACTCTTTGAGTTTCTTGTCACCTGCCGCAGTGTCAGTGTTGAGGTCACGGGCGGTAATTGCCTCACCTTCTCCTATGACCCCTTTGAGACAACTGATGGCAACACCGGGTGCAACAGTGTAAGGCGCTTTTTTAACCACCACCTTAGGTGCAGGTGCAGGTGCAGGTGCAGGCTCATCAGGCTCAATTGCATCGGCCTCTGCATCTTCAACTTGCTTGATGATATCAGCAACACTCTGACGGCGGTCAACCTCGATGCCGGCAGCACGCCCGCGCTCCTCAAGAGCAATCTTCTCTGCAATCACGTCCGCTGTGTCGTCTGCATCTGGTGTAGTCGGCACGGCTGGTGGCTTTTTGTTGTCGCGTTGTGCGCCCATAATATCCCCTTTTCAGTCACCACAAAAGCCCCATACCATACAGTATGAGGCTCAAGTACCCATCCACGGGTGTGTGGTTACGGTTTGGTATCCTGACTATGGTTCGGTATCCAGACAGCCAAAGGTATCAATGGCTGTTGGGATGAGCAGAGGACGCGCACCGCAACCAACGAACAGCTCTTCATTATTAGGTTGTAGCCATGCATTAAAGAACAGGTCCAGACGTGCACCGGGATTGCGAACACGATCCGGAAGGAAACGCAACACCCGCTGGTCAGGCTCTGCAAACTTCGGAATTGCTCCAAAAGTTGCGTCGAGGCGACCGCGTGAGCTGCGTACAATAACTTTGTCAGCAGGGATGTAATCGGTCTTGTTGCCGGTCTGTGGATCGGTGTAACGTCCACCGTATGTCCACAGCTGATAGCGATAGTTTTCAATCTCGATGGTGCCACGGAATGCACCACCCAGACCGTTCATCTGCATTGGTGCAATGCCACCTTGATCAATACGGCGGTTATCCAGTCGCGCCTGCACCTTGGCGTCACGCAGGAAGTACTCGTATGTGCGACCGCTGAAAATGATCTGGTCAGGATCTTCCAGACCATCATTGCGTATGACTTCACCCAAATTGGCAAGGTCAAGCAGTGGATCTGCTGAACCGCCAGACCATGCGTTGCTGACGGTTGGGAAATGGGTGGTCTTTGGAGCATAGTTGACTGTAAACAGCACGTTGCCGGCTGCATCAGTCAGGGAAACGGTGCCAGTTGTCAGCACTTGAGCTGCCTGCAACTCAATGGCACGTATGATTTTGTTCTGCATCTTGCGCAGCAGGCGTGATGCTCGGGTTGATGCGTTGGCCTGAAATTCCACATTGGCAAATGGGTTCTGTCCCGGCATGCGCTTGATCAAATCCGCAGCCTGCAGTGCTCCCGCTTCTTTGTAGATGGCAGGCACCAATGACTTATTGGTATAAATGTCTTCCTTGTTCAGACGATAGCCGTCTGCAATGTTCTGGATGACAATGGCGATGTCCTCGCCTGATCGCATGATATCCAGCTCAACAGACTCACTGTTGTGGAAGTTTTCAAGAGGGGACTGAAACAAGCCAGTCAGGAAGAGCGAAAAGCTACCCTCAGAAATGTATGCACCCAGCATGCGCTTTGTCTGTTCACCTGACATGTTGTAACTCCGATAGTGTCAAAAGGAAGATTTACTGATTATCCTGAAAATTCAATTCAGCAACATCAAGCGGCACAATGCCGTAGTCACGCAACTCATCACGCACAGCTGCATCAATGTTACTGTCATCACCATCTGCATCAATGATCAGGAGGCCTTTATCGACCTCACCAGCAATGCACACGCGCACCGGGAAGTCGTCCGCACCTGTGACAACCAGTTCACTGGTCAGAATGGCTTTAGGTATGCCGTTTTCATTGGTCGAACCACCCTTGACATACAACACCAGATTCAAACTGACAGAATCCCGAGCCAGTATGGTGCCCTTAGCAATGGTGTCAGCGCCGGCAAGCGTCAGAATATCATCCTGATACGCAGCATTCTTGATGGGAAAGCTGCCAAGGTTTACATTGGTGATAACGGGGTCAACCATGGTTCATCTCCGATGAATAATAAAAATTAAACGTCAATTACAATCTTGTCTTCAGAACCACTGCCGATGTGTTGACCAACCAGCAATGCAGCGGCCTCATCTTCAAGCTGTTCTTTAGTTTTTCCGGTTGGTGTAGCCGCGCCAGCCGCGCCAGCACCATCAGCCGCGCCGGTTTCACTGCCGTCAGCAACATGACTGGCCTGTATGCCACGCTTCATTGCAGCTGACATGTGGGTTGCCACCAGCACAGCATCAGACGATGGAGTACCGTCAGCAATGGCTTTGTGAGCGGCTTTAATTTCGCCAGAACCATCAGCAAGCAACAGATGAGCCTGCACACGCGCACGCTCATCATTGACACCTGCCTCACGGCCTTGGCCGAAGATTGCAGCATATGTGTCAGGATGTTTGGCTTTCAGCTCATTAATATCCATAGCCTGAGGTTCCTTTGTATCAATCTGAGTGGCAGTAACTGCCGGTAGTTTAGCGATGCCATCAACAGCATCAATCATACCCCTTGTAACAGCTTCCGACGCCATGACAAGACCCCCTTTGCCAAAGTCGCTGTTGACCCGCTCAGGTGTCGTGTTGCGACCTTCAGCAATGGCGGCCACAAACTCATCATGCATGTCATCAAGCTGTGCACGCACCACAGCCTTGCCTTCGTCTGTGGTAAGATCTGGCCGCTTATTAGGGGCTTTAGAACTGGTGATGACCACATTGTTGGGGTTGGTAAAAAACTCCACAGCAATGCCGACACTACCAAAACGTGCAGCGGTGTTGCTTGCTACAATCTCACTACCCTGCGATGCCAACCCATATGCTGCACTAGCTGCGAGGTCTGATACAATCACTTTAATTGGCTTGGTAGCACTGCGCATTGCTGCCATTGCCTCAAACAAACCCGCTAACTGACCACCCGGGCTGTCAACATACATCTCCATTGATTCAATATCATCATCAGACTGTGCCAGCGCTATTGCGTCAATGATTTCAGCATACGTGGTGTTGCCACCACCAAAGAATTGCGCAAGAAAATCAGGCGCTTTTGTCAACACACCAACCACATTGATACGGGCTACATTTTTACTGACACTGAGAACACGGCTACCACTCTCCGCAGCATTGACACGCGCATCAAGCTGCGCCTGCTGCTCAGCTGTGGGCACGATGCCAGCACGCATCAATTGTTCAAACAGCAGCAAAATAGATTGTTCAAGCAGCCACATATGGTCTCCAAGCTACGTAATGGTGTGTTGCTGGCAAGTACATTGTCACCGCTCCCGCTCCGCGTCGAATAAATCAGCGTACTCAGCATCAGTTACGCTATCAGCCATTAATCATCTCCTCTAACTGGTCCAGACGATCAAGGATAGCTTCAGCAGCAATGCCCGTGTCGCCAGATTGTATATTGTTGTTAAATTGCGCATCAGCCTCAGCCAATGGTTTTTGCGCCTCCACCAGCTGCTCATTTTCACGCCGTTGGCGTTTGACATTCTTGCTGAATTTAGTGCCGGTCAGCTCACGGCTGGTGCGGTCACGAGTGATTGCACCCATGTCCAGCAACAACTGATAGCCCTGCGCTTGTTTCTTGATGTCAGTTGATGGCTTAATCTGACCAGCCCACTCCGCTGTCATCCATGCTTCCACAATATCATATTTCAGCGGCACATTCCATGCTTGCAAAAATCCGGGCGCATCGATGACGCCATTGAGCACGCTGGACAGAAACCAATCACGGTATATGGGTTGATTGAAATTACCGCCGAACATCTCACGCACCATATTCAAATATATTTTAAATTCATTGATGGCAGCCTGTGACGCGCTGTAATTATTACTGAAACTCAATTCAATAATTTCAGGGGGCACCTCAATCGCCCACGCCATTGCACGAACGATAGCAGATTCAAACACCGGAAAATTGACGTCAGTGCCTGTGCTGCCGTGTGCGTGTATCTCTTCACCCTCTTGCAGCTCTTCCACCACAATGCCGGGTATGTTGTTGACAGCAGCATATGTGCGTGGTGACACAACACCGTTGTCAGTGATAGTTGCTTTATCGGCCTTACGTGCACCTGCACTGAATGGCAGTGTGCCCGGCTTATCAGTGCCTTTGGTGATGAACATTGCCAGCAAGGAATTGATGACAGCTTTGCGTTGCGCACTGTCGCGGTACCGATCAATCTCACGCAATGATTGCAACAATATTGCCAGCAGTGGCTCGCCACGCACAGCGTTATGCCGCTTGTCAGTGCCGTAGACCAACCACGCAATGGTGCGGCCGCTACGCGGTCCTACCGCTATCTGCCGCTTGATTGAGCCGTCACGTTGCACAATCCAGAATGCAACATGCTGCCCCTTGGCGTTCAACTCAACACCGTCAATCACTTCATGACCTTCAGGTATCGTGGTAGCATCAGTAATAGATGGAGACCGCACCATGCTGCCACTGATTAACTGTACCTCTGTGGTTTTATATTTCTGCGAAGTACGCAGCACCACCAGTACGTCACCCTCAATGATTGACTCACGTCTGGCAGTGCGTTGCAGCTCACCATATGTTTGCAGCCCTTGAAAGTCGCACACATGTCTTGCCGCACCCCACAAGCTGTGACGTATCTCAACATCCTCAGCCCACTCCTGCAGGCTATCCGTAGGCACCCCAATGATGGACTCCTCTGGTGATGCTTCCAGATTGAGTCCAGTGTTGATTTCGTTAGTGACCAGTCGCCTAACGATGCCACGTGCATACATGTTGCTGGTAAACAACTGAGCTGATCGCTGACGTAATGTCCAATAGTCCATTGCATACAGCTGCGTCTCACCAAACCCACCAGCAAACTTATCACCTGTCCAATCATTATATGCAGCCGGAGCATTCACGTAACTGTTGTTTGTAAAAGCATATGCGCTCAAATCAGCCATGCCAACCATGACCGGTTTGTTTTCCTCAGCCCGCTGAGCGCCTGCTGCGCCTGCGCCAAAGATCAAATCAATTGCGGCCATCAAAACCCCGGACCCATGATGGTTGAACCACCGCAGCCCAAACGGGCTGACAGTACAGCGCACAAGTTGAGTGCTGAATTGTATCGCGCCCACAGGCTCGCAAGGTCAAAATTGGTGACAACCTGTTTAGTCTGCCCCGTGTCCAAGCTGTACGACTGCTTGCCACCTGTGGTCAACGCCAAGATTGCCGCAAAAATAGCATTTTTAAGCGCAATAGCGTCGGTCAGATCCTGTTGAGTAATTGCCGCAGTCATTACATGGACCCTCCCGCATGCATCACCATAGGTCAATTGTCGGGATTGTAAACACGGTTGTCATTGTAGAACAGCCAGAAATTAGGCCAGTCAACATAGTCCATCTCGAACTCTTGCACACATATGTGCCATGCAATCAGCTCCAGTGCAGCATTGTTGTATACCAACAAGTCCCATAGCTCATTTTTAGCTGCACCACCACCCATGCGGTGCCACTCGTAGCCCTCACGCCTACCGCTGCGCTTCTCAATGCGTTCGCGCCGCACCTCCCGTGTCAGCTCCCGCAGCTGCGCATCGGTGCAGTCAGATGGTACATTGAAAAACGTTGCTGGCTGCCGCGTCACGCCATCCCAGTTCTTTTTGAGAGCGTTGGCCCATCGCTCTTTGTATAAATCCACATTAATAGCATAGCCTTGTGTGCCCATTTGAGTCACCCATGGTCTGAATTCCTTGATTTGTTGATTTTTAGTAGGTGCTCGCCCGATAATCGGATACACCCCCTGTGTGTATTGCGAGCAGAACCCGGTGACCACCTCATTTTGATGGCCAGCATCAACCACCGTTAAATCAATTATGTATTTGCGACCATCATCAGCGGTGTATTCAGTGTTTTCAATAAATGCCGACAATGCACCCCACGTGTCAGGGTTCTCCCGGTTACTGGTATCACCTTTCAACTCAAAATATTCAATAAGAAACGCACGCCACCCCTCAGTCCACCCAACAACACCAACTGATAAGTATTCATCCTGTACGTCCACCGCACATGTCAGCAGTGTGAGAGGATGACCGGTCCACGCCGCAATGCTGATGTTGGGTATTTGTTTGAACTGATATTCATGCCTGCGGTGCGCACTGACTTGCTCAAATCGTACAGCTTGCCCACGCTCAGAGTATGTCTTGCCAAGCACGTTGTTGCGGAACACCTGAAACAACCCCATATCTTTGGGCCTGTTGCGCTGCACATCCCACGCAGTCAAGTATTGCACCACACAACTCTCCCAGCTCTTTGCAAACACCGGAGCGTATAACGCACTCAGATGATAACTGCGCACCCCTTTTGATTTAGGCTTAGCTGTGGGCACCCATTCACCCCGGGCCATCATCCACACCTTGTCACTGTTCTTGTGGAGGTGACCGCATTTTGGATCAATGCACTTGTAACGCACAGTGCCCTCCACCAGCAT